CCAAGCCAGCCGCGAATGGGGCTCCGCAATCCGCGCCCTCCGCGATAAGTGCCTCGCCGTCCCCGACCGCATCGCCGCCCAGGTCGCGGCGCAGTCCGACATCGGGGTCTGTCGCCTGCTTATTGACGACGCGATCCGCGAGGCGTTGACAGCCGCGAGCGAGGAACCGCCGGAGTTGTCGAGATGACCGTCGCCCTCCATCACCACCTCCGCCCCGACCCCATCCTGACGGTCGCGGACTGGGCCGACGCGAACCGCATCCTGTCAAGCAAGGACTCGGCCGAACCGGGACCGTACCGCACCGCGCGCACGCCTTACGCCCGGGAACCAATGGCCGTGCTTTCCCCGCACGACCCCACGCAGGTCGTCGTCCTGATGTGGGCGGCGCAGACGGCCAAGACCTCGATCATCCTGAACGCGATCGGCTGTTGGGCGCACGTCAGCCCCGGGCCGATCCTCGCCATCATGCCGACGCTGCAACTGGCCGAGCGGTGGAGCAAGCAGCGCCTGTCCCCGATGATCGAGGCGTCCCCGGCCCTGCGCGGGTTGTTCAGTGACCCGAAGTCCCGCAGCGGGGACAACACGATCCTGGAGAAGGCCATCCCCGGCGGGATGCTGTACGCGGGCGGCGCGAACAGTCCCGCGGCGCTACGCTCGATGCCGATCCGCTACCTGGCCCTGGACGAGATCGACGCCTACCCCGAGGACGTGGGCGGCGCGCGGGACAGCGAGCAGGGCGAGGGCGATCCGGTTGACCTCGCGACGAAGCGCACGTCCGCGTTCGGGTCGCGGTCCAAGACCATCCTGACCTCGACGCCGACGATCAAGGACAGGTCGCGCATCGAGAAGGCGTACCTCGCGAGCGACCAGCGGCGCTACTGGGTGCCGTGCCCGAGGTGCGGCGAGTTCCAGGTCCTGTCCTGGCCGCAAGTGAAGTGGCCCGAAGATCACCCGGAACTCGCCTACTACGAATGCGGCCACTGTCGCGGGCGGATCGAGAACCACGAGAAGGAGTGGATGCTGCCCCGTGGCGAGTGGCGCGCGGACAACCCGGGCTCGCGCGTCGCGGGCTTCCACCTGTCGGGCCTGTACGCCCCGCACGGGTTCGACGGGTGGGGGAAGATCGCGGCCGAGTTCGTGGAGGTGAAGGACGACCCGCCCCGGCTGAAGACCTGGATCAACACGCGGCTCGCGGAGACGTGGGAGGACCAGGGCGAGACCGCGATCGACCCGACCGGCCTAGATTCCTGCCGCGAGGACTGGGGCAGCACCGCGGCCGAGCCGGTCGTGCCCGACTGGTGCGAGGTCCTGACCGCGTTCACCGACGTTCAGCACGACCGCACGGAGACGTCCGTCTACGGGTGGGGCCCGGGCTCGGAGTCGGCGCTCGTCGCCCACTACGTCCAGGACGGCGACACGATCGACCCCTCGACCTGGGTCGCGCTCGACGCCCTCCTGCTGTCCACCTTCACGCGACAGGACGGCCGCGAGATGACGATCGCCGCCGCGGGTGTGGACGCGGGCGACGGCCAGCGGATGCAGCAGGTGATCGAGTTCGTCCGCCCACGCCAACGCCAGCGGGTCTACGCGACCAAGGGCGTTCCCGGCATCGGCCCGCTCTGGGGGCGCCGGACGAAGCGCGCGAAGGCTACCGAGTCCCTGCTGCGCCTGGTCTACGTTGACGGCGGCAAGTCCACGATCTACGCCCGGCTCGCGAAGGTCATCCGCGAACACGCCGCGGTCCGGGTCGCTGCCGGTGAGTCCCGCGGGCCCGGGTACGTCCATCTCCCGGCCGGCGACGTCCTGCCCGCCGACTTCTGCCGGCAGTTGACGGTCGAGCGGCAGAAGCCCGTCCGTGACCGCCGCGGCCGGGTCACGTACTCATGGGTCTGCCCGGAGCACGCGCGGAACGAGGCTCTCGACTGCGCGGTCGGGTGCCTCGCGATGCTTCACGCCCTGTTCCTGTCGGGGTTCCGGTTCCAGGGCGTCGCCGTGACCCGCCCCCATCCGCCCGTCCCGCGTGACACATCGAAGCCTACCCCGCCCCCGCCGCAGACTGAACCTCGGGGAGCGCCACACCCCGCGCCCCGACCCACCTCCCAGAACTGGGTGATGGGTCGCGGCCCGCGCCGGGGGAAATGGCTCTGACGCCGCGCTCCCCGAACGGGGCGTGATGGCCTTCACCACGACGCAGCTCGCCGAACTCGAACAGTGCTACGCGGCCGGCGTGACGACGGTCCACCACTCGTCCGGCCACACCGTGACCTACGCGAACATGGCCGACCTGTGGATGGCGATCCTCCGCGTCCGCCGCGCCCTGAACACGTCCGCGACCGCGACCCACGGCGTCATCCGCTTCCGAAAGGACTCCTGATGGCGAAGGTCGGCCGGTTCCGTCGCATCCTCCAGGCCATTCGCGGTGCCGAGCCCGCCCCGCGCGTCATCGTGCGGAACATCCACCACCTGCCCCGGTTGCGCTCCTACGACGCGGCGGGCAAGGGTCACGCGGACACTTGGCTCGGGAACACCTCGGACGCGGTCGGCGAAGTCGCGGGCGGGCTCGACCAGATCCGCCAGCGGGCCCGCGACCTCGACCGGAACAACCCCTACGCGCACCGGATCATCGAGGCCCTGGTCAACGCCGTCGTCTCGACCGGCATCCGCCCGACCCTGGACACCGACAACAAGGAACTCGCCGACCGGGTCTACGACCTCTGGGATCGGTGGGGCCGCGTCTGCGTCCCCGGCTCCCGGATGAACATCTACGGCCTGCAGCGACTCGCGTGCCGCTCGTGGTTCGCGGACGGCGAATCGCTCCTGCGCCTGCGGCCCCGGTTCGTCGCGGATATGCCCGGCCTGCCGCCGCTGAAGTTGCAGCCGATCGAGGCGGACCTGCTCGACGTGAACAAGACCGAGCAGGTCGGGAACTCGCTGAACCGGATCTACTCCGGCATTGAGTTCGACGCGATCGGCGAGGTCGCGGCGTATCACCTGTACGCGGAGCATCCCGGCGCGGCCTGGCCGTTCGCGGGCGCCGCCTACGACACCGTCCGCGTCCCGGCCGGCTCGATCCTGCACCTGTTCCGCGCCGACCGCCCCGGCCAAGTGCGTGGCGTCCCGATCCTCGCGCCCGTCACGATGGCGCTCTGGGATCTGGCCGGGTACGCCGACGCGATCCGCATCGGCACCCGCGCGGCCGCGACCCTCGTGGCCTCGATCAAGCGCGACGCGACCGACGAGGACGGCGCCCCCGGCATCACGTCCCCGCTGGACAGCACCGGAGCCCGCGAGGTCAACAGCGACGACACCCCGATCGAGTCCCTGACGCCCGGGATGATCGTGCGGCTGAAGGAAGGCGAGGAGATGGACGTTCACGCGCCGGACCCGCCCTCGGGTGTGGCCGACTTCGTGAACGCCTGCCTGCACGAGATCGCGGCCGGCGCGGGCCTGTCGTACCACGTCCTGTCCGGCGACATGAGCGATTCGTCCTTCGCGCAGGCCCGCCTCGGCCTGATCGAGCAGGCCAAGAACATCGATGTGCTGCGCGAGCAGGCGTTCGTCCCGTCGTTCCTCGACCCGCTCTGGCGCGCGTTCATCGACACGGCGATCACCGCGAGCCTGCTGCCCCCCGGCGAGTACCCCGTCCGCTGGTCGAAGCCCAAGCAGCAGTCCGCGGACCGCGTCGAGGAAGCGAAGGCGGCCATGATGGAGATGCGCCTCGGCATCCGTTCGCGCCCCGAGATCATTGAGGCCGACGGCCGCGACCCCGACGACGTGAACGACGAGATCGCGAAGGACAAGGCCGAGCGGGACCGCCTCGGGATCATCTCCGACGGCGACCCCTCGCAGACCTCGTCGTCCGGGGTGTGGCAGGCGGACCCGTCGCGTGACACATCGAAGACCAAGCCGGCCCCGGGGCAGTCTGAATGACGGGAGGTGGCCCTGTGGCCGAGACTCGCCTGACCCGCGACGGCATCCCGATCGAAACCCGCGATGCACACTTCAGGGCCGCCTCCTACAACGCCGACAACCGGACGATCAAGGTCAGCCTCGGGACCGGCGCTCCCGTCCAGCGATACGACTGGATGACGGGAACCCGCTACGTCGAGGTCCTGTCGCTCGAGCCCGGCCACGTCCGCCTCGGTCGTCTGAACGGCGGTGCGCCCTTCCTAGAGTCGCACCAGTCCTACAACGTGAAGGCGGTCGTCGGCCGGTTTGTGGAGGACTCGGCCGCGGTCGAGGATGGCGAACTGGTCGGCACCGTCCGACTCTCGCAGGCCGACCGCAACCGCGACACGGTGCGGGACATCATCGACGGCATCCTGGCGAACACATCCGTCGGCTACGCGGTCCATCGGTGGGACGTCGCCAAGGACGCATCCGGCGTCGAGACCCGCACCGCGATCGACTGGGAGCCCTACGAGGGCTCGATCGTCCCCATCCCCGCAGACCCGACCGGCGGTGTTCGTTCCGCCGACGACGGTATTCCTCCCGCCCCGGTGGTCGAGGCGGGCACTCGCGCAACCACGGAGGTTCAAGTCATGGACGAGCAGCAGGTGAAGGCCGCGACCGAGGCCGCGCGCGAGGAAGGTGCCCGCGCCGAGGCCGAGCGACGCAAGGGGATCGAGGCGCTGGCGGCGAAGTTCAAGGACCTGGACGCCGAGAAGGTGCGGGCCCTGGTGGACGACCCCGCGACCGACGTGGCGACGGCCGGGAAGCGCCTGCTCGACCTCGTGGCCGAGCGCGACGCGAAGGGCCCGCGCATCGAGGTCACGCGCGACGAGGGCGACTCCTTCATCCGCGCGGCCGAGGAAGCCATCGAGGTGAAGTGCGGCGTCCGCCACGAGTTCACCGACCTCGGGAAGTCCTGCCGCGGCATGACCCTCGTGGACCTGGCCCGCGGGTTCCTGCGCCTGAAGGGGATCAACGCGCGCGGCATGGTCCCGCACGAGGTCGCGTCCCTGGCGATGCGCGCCGTCGCGGGCCACACCACGTCGGACTTCCCGCTGCTGTTCGCGAACGTCGGCAACAAGAAGCTCCGCGCCGCCTACGGGATCGCGCCGGAGTACGGCTGGTGGAAGGACCTCGGCCAGCGCGTGGACTTCGCCGACTTCAAGACCCGCTACATCAACAAGATGAACGGCCTGGGCGTGCTGGCGACCGTCGCCGAGGGCGCGGAGTACCAGGGCGTCACCCAGACCGAGGCGCGCGAGTCCGTGACCCCGGTGAAGAAGGGCGGCGAGTTCCGCCTGACGCTCGAGATGGTCACAAACGACGACCTCAACGCCTTCGCGCGGCAGGCGCAGGAGTTCGGCTTCGCGTGCAGCGTCACCGAGGCCGCGATGGTCCTGGCCCTGTTCACGACGCCGCAGACGATGGGCGACTCGATCGCCCTGTTCCACTCGTCGCACGCGAACCTGTCCACGTCGGGCGGCGTGCCGGACCTGACGAAGATCGGCGAGCTGGACGGCTTCCTCCGCAACGCGACCGACGGCAACAGCCACGTGATCGGCCGCGCCGCGAAGATCGGCCTGTTCCCGGTCTCGGTGCTGACGACGGTCGAGCAGCTCTACAGCGACCGCTACAGCCCGACCGTGGCGACCAACGCCCCGACCGTCCCGCTGGAGCGCGAGAACCGCCGGTACGTCCCGGGCCTGACCACGAAGTGGTTCCTCTGCACCGGCAACCCGCTGTCGCTGGAGTACGGCTGGCTCCAGGGCGAGGGCGGCCCGGTCGTGACGACCTACGAGATGGAGCGGGCGGACTCGCTGATCTTCCATTGCCGCGACGTCTTCAACGCCGTGGTCGTGGACTACCAGTCGTTCGCGTCGAACCCGGGTGCGTGATCGTGACGAGCGGGGCGGCGGCACACGTCGCCGCCCCGTTTCCCCCTGACAAGGAGCCGCGAGATGGCAACCAACATCCTGTCCGATGGCGACATCGTCACCCGCACCGCTCCGGTGGGGGGCTTCACGTCCGGCACCCCGATCGTGATGGGGAAGGAGATCCTGGTCCCGCTCGTGACCGTGGCGGCCGGGATCGAGGGCGCGTGCCAGCGTACCGGCGTGATCGCGCTGACGTTCAAGGTGGGCGACACCTGGGCGACGCAGGGCCTCGCGGTCTACTACAACTCGACCACGGGTGAGTGCGAGGCGTCCGACACCTCCAGCAACTACCTCGTCGGCTCCTACGACGGCTCGTACTCCGCGACCAAGATCCGGGTCGTCCTGCCCGGCGCGCTCCTGGCCGGTGGCGGCGGCGACCTCGACGCGAAGGCGGACAAGGCCGTACCCGTCGCCGCGCACACGCTCGCGGCCCTGACCGGCTCCGGCAACCTCGAGACGTCCAGCATCCTGACCGCCGACGCCGTGACGAACGCGACCGGAGCGGCGAGCGGCGCGGACATCATGATCTCGTCCGCGGGCGCGACCAAGGCCGTGAAGTCGTCCGGCGTGGCCGTCGCGAACATCCCGACGATGGCGGCGAACGGCGGCGTCGGCGAGTTCGTCTACACCGCGGCTGCGGACAAGGCACTCGCGAAGTCGGGGTACACGTCGGCGTCGTTCGAGGCGGCCGGCGCGGTCACGACGCACGAGGGCGGCACCCTGCACGCCAAGGCGTCCGTGTCCACCGTCGGCCTCCAGTCCGTGGCCGTCGCGACCAAGACCGGCGACGGCGACATGACCTCGACCAAGACCGGCACCCCGAAGCGCACCGGCAACTTCGAGGTCGAGATCACCACCGGCGGCGAGCTGGGCGCGTCCAAGTTCCGGTGGCGCTGCTCCCGCATCGCCGCGAACGCCTGGCAGGACAACACGGGAGTCGGGTACACGACGGACGCCTCCGTGTCCCTGACGACCGACGCCGCCGTGGACACGGGCGTGACGGTGCAGTTCACCGCGGGTGATCCCGGCGACGACCACGACCTGGGCGACAAGTGGACGTTCATCGTGACGCACGAGGCGACGATCGACGGGAAGCACGCGGTCAGGGTCACGTTCGACCTGATCACCGCCCCGAGCGAGATGGACGACATCGTGCTGAACCACACCGGCATCACGTCGGCCTCGGTCGTCATCCCGCGCCAGTACGCGCAGGCGGGCACGGCCACGAACGGCGACATGGAGTTCTCGATGTCCACGGAGGCCGCGGGCAAGACGACGCTTCGGTACGAGAACGTGGACGTGGCCGCGGTCAACGGGACGTTCATCACGCAGGTCCTGGTGGTGCCGTGATGTCGTGGGCCTCGCAGCAGGATCGCATGGTGCGTCGGGTGCGTGACAGGTTCGCGCACTCGACCTCCATCGCGTACACCTGCGCGGGGCACGCGGCGGACTCGATCTCGGCCATCTTCAACGAGGCGCACGAGGTCCAGGAGATGCGCGACGGCATCCCCGTGAACACGACGCGCCCGACCCTGTTCGTCCGCATCGCCGACCTGGCGGCCACTCCGGTCGCGGGCGATACCTGCGTGATCGATTCGGTGTCCTACGACGTGACCGACGTTCAGCCGGACGGTTCCGGCATGGCGGCGTGCTTCCTAGCGAGGGCCTGATGGGGACCCCGACCGCGACGACCCTCCGCACGACGATC